GGAATGGGCGCTGCTTTGGACGGCCAACCCGACGCCCGTCTTCAAGGGGCTGAACATCGGTGAGGGCGACACGATCAAGCTCGGTTCGTCCGAAGGCCTGATCGTCACCGAGGGCGGCGACGCCAAGTTCATGGAGTTCACCGGCTCGGGCCTGTCTGAGCTGCGCATGGCTCTAGAGGCAAAGCGGAAGGATGCGGCCCTCATGGGCGCCCGGATGCTGCTGGAGACCGGTCGGGCGGCTATTGCAGCCGAGACGGCGCGGATCGAGCGGTCAGGGGAGACGTCGGTCGTCTCTGGCATCGCCAACGCCCTGTCGGACTGCCTGACCAAGGCGCTGACCTTCATGGCGGATTGGGCTGGTGTGTCGAGCGAGGGCATTCAGTATTGGCTCACCACCGATCTGAACCCTGCCGGCCTATACGCACAGGAACTGGCCGCTCTCCTCGCCGCCTGGCAGTCGGGCGCCATCACGTTGGAAGACCTGTTCGAGAACCTCCAGCGCGCCGAGATCGTGGACCCGGCCAAGAGCTTCAAGGACCATCGAGAAGAGCTCGACGAGGAAGGCGAAGGGCTAGGCACTATCACTGACAAGGCCGCCTGATGGCCTCCCCAGCCGAGCGCCTGATCGACGAGGCGGTCAAGCACAGGATCGCGCTCTCCCGCTATTCGACGGCGACTGTCCGCAAGGTCATAGCCCTGCTGAACCGCACCGACTCACGTTTGGTCGAGCGCGTCCTTCGGGCCGACAACGAGGGCCGCGATCCGGTTCAGTTGGAGCGCCTGCTGGAAGAGGTCAGGGCGCTACAGGCTGACGGCTGGACCGTGCTCCGCGGGCGGCTCAATGAGGATGTGGCGGCTATGGCTGACGCCGAGCGGCTGTTCACTGAGCGCATGGTTCACTTCGGGCAGCGGTCGGTCGGCCTGGCCACGGTCACGAACGCACCGACGACGGCTCAGGTCGTGGCGGCCGTGAACGCCCGTCCGTTTCAGGGGCGTTATCTTCGGGGATGGTTAGATGAAGCCGAAGCGGGCGCCGCCAAGCGCGTCAGGGAGACGCTGAGGCAGGGGTTTGTCGAAGGCCGGTCGGTCACAGCGCTGGTCCGCGAGATCAGAGGAACGCGGGCGCTCCAATACAAGGACGGGGTGCTCGAGATCAGCCGGCGCGGAGCCGAGGCCATGGTCCGCACGGCGCTGACGCATACCGCCGCCGTCGCATCGAAGGAGACCTACTCGGCCCTCGGCGTCGATCAGGTCCGCTTCATCGCCACGCTGGACGCACGAACGACCATCACCTGCGGCGCGCTGCACAACTCGGTCCACTCGCTGGAGGCCTTCCCCTGGCCGCCCCGGCATGTGAACTGTCGATCCACGACGGCGCCGGTCATCAAGGGCCTGCCGCCCATTGAGGCGCCGTCTTATTCGGACTGGCTGATGCGCCAGCCGGTCGAGGTTCAGAACGAGGTGCTGGGCGTCCGCAAGGCCCAGTTGTTCCGCTCCGGCAAGCTGACGTTGGATCGTTTCGTCGACAGCAAGGGCAGGGTGCTCACGCTGGAAGAACTGAAGAAGCGTGACGCAGTGGCGTTCGAGGGCCTATAGCTTCGGGGTGAGCACGCCCTTCAAAGTTATCGACGGGACGCCGGAGCGGGAAGGCCCCCGCAAGCGCATGAAGGCGTCGGTTCCTGACACGCCGATTGTCCGCTGCCCTCGCTGCACGGGCCTCGCGATGATCGAGGTGAAGCTCGGCATGGTCTGGAAGAACGGGAAGCCGACCGGCGGCCAGAAGCAGATCGTCTGCGGAACCTGTCTGGCGCGCGGCGAGCATGTCGTCGTCGCCTGAACAGCTAGGCTAGTCAGTCGGATTGCTCCTGGGCGCGCCGCCAGCCTGTTGGAATTCCCGGATTAGGCCTCGGGCAGCCGCATCTACGGCTTCTGCGTTATCGTCTGTGCCGGTGAGGTCGTGCACCTCCTGGTGCTCAACGAAAGCTTCGTAGCCGGTGACGACTGCGCTGTTGTTGTCGAAGATCCGCACGATCCACCGAGCGGTGCTCCGGTCGTATTCGGTGCGTGCCCAGTAGCGATCTGGGCCGCAATTGAACTCGATGGCGTCTAGGTCCGTCACTGGTCTGGTCTCCCGGTTTCCCCTTTCCGCAACACCCCGTTGCCGAAATCGCTCCGTGCAGCGCCGGAGCGTCCACCAGGGCGTGAGCTGAGCAGCGCCCCCTCTGTCCGCTGAGCGGGAGGAACTAACCACCATGAACACCACCAAGAACCGCCTTATGGGCGGCGGCTCCGTGCTGCCTGTCATCGGCCGGATGACGCCGCGCGAGCGCGCCGTGGGCCGCTATCTGCGCGGTCCCGACGATCACCCGCCCGCTGGTCCCGGAACCGGCGAGGAAAACGAGCCCAAGCCGATCGATCCTGCCGCTCACGCTGCGCTGGCCTCGGCCCATGAGCGCCTGAAGAAGGACGCCAAGGCCGACCGGGACGCGCTGAAGGAGCTGAATGATCGTCTCGCCGCCATCGAGGCCGAGAAGGAACAGGCCGAGGCCGACAAGGCTAAGGCCAGCGGCGATGTCGAAGCCGTCCGCACCCAACTCGAGACCAAGCATGGCCGGGAACTGAAGGCCGTCACCGACCGGGCCGAGAAGGCCGAACGTCAGGTCGAGAAGCTGGTCATCGACAACGGCCTGTCCGCGGCCTTGGACGAAGCCCGCGTCAAGCCGGAACTGAAGCGTGCCGCCGCAGCCCTGCTGCGCGAAGGCGTCGAACTGAAGGACGATGACGGCGAGCCCGTTGCCTACAAGGGCGGTCTCCCGCTGGCCGAGGCCATCAAGCTCTGGGCCGAAGGCGACGAGGGCAAGCCTTTCGTACTGGCCGGCAACAGTGGCGGCGGCGCCCCCGGCGGCGGCAAAGGCGCCCACTCCGGCCCCAACCCCTGGAAGCAAGGTCCGTCCTTCTCCCTCACCGAACAGGACCGCATCGCCCGGGACAAACCGGACCTGGCGAAGCGCCTGATGGCCGAAGCCGAGGCGGCTTAACCCTCGGCGCTCCCTGAAGCGCGCGCCTCTGACGGCCGCGTCTGATCCCACCGAAAGGAAACGACATGGCCGTCACCCGGCTTTCCGATCTCGTCTTCGGCGAGAACTTCAACACCTACACCGTCGAGCGATCGACGCGCCGCAACGCCTTCGTGGCCGCGGGCGTGATGGTCGTGGACCCGGCCATCGCCGCCTTCATGGCGGGCCAGGGCTTCCTGGTGAACATGCCTCACTTCAAGCGTCTGGCGAACGACGAGCCGAACGCGTCTTCGGACAACCCGGCCGACGTCGCTGTGCCGAAGAAGATCGGCACCGGTAACGAGATCGCCCGGAAGCTGATGCGAAACCAAGGGTGGTCTTCGGCCGACCTTACGGCGGCCTTCATCGCCCGCGACCCGCTGGACGCCATTTCGAGCCAGATCGCGGATTACTGGGCGGGCGTTAACCAGACGACCCTGCTCAAGATTTGCCAGGGCATCCTTGCCGACAACATCGCCAACGACGGCGGCGACATGGTGAAGAACGTCGCCACCGACGCCAGCGGAGACGCGGTCGACGGTGAACTGTTCGGCTCGGACGTGCTGATCGACGCCGCCCAGACGATGGGCGACGCCAAGGGCTCGCTTCGGGCCATCGCGGTTCACTCCGTCATCCACGCACGCATGCAGAAGATCGGCGCCCTGGTCGAGAACTACGACCCGGAAACCGGCCGCCTGCTGTACGAGTCCTTCCAGGGCAAGCGCGTCATTATCGACGACGACATGCCTGTGGTTCAGGGCACGAACCGGAAGACCTACACCTCGATCCTGTTCGGGGACGCAGCCTTCCGGTCGGGCCTCGGCACGCCGAAGACCCCGAACGCGGTCTCGCGTGAAGAGGCCGAGGGCAACGGTGAAGGCGTCGAAACGCTGTGGAACCGTCGCCACGAAGTCATCCACCCGACTGGCTTCGCTGTCGCCGGCACGCAGATCAGCAGCAACGCCACCCCGAGCTACTCGGCTCTGGCCACGGCGTCGAACTGGAACCGCGTGTTCGACCGCAAGAACATCCCGCTGGCGTTCATCCAGACTAACGGCTGATCGACTTCACAACCTGAACCTGACGGCCGCCTCGCGCGGCCTTTTTCATGGAAGGAGACGGCCGATGGCCGACACCGACAAGAACGTCCCGATCAGCGCTCCGCTGGACGGTCAGATCGCGCTCACTGCGCACAACAACGGCAACGGCACCTGGGCCGTAAAGCGCGGTCCCGATGGTCCGATCCTCAAGGACGGTCTGGCGCGCGAAGAAGCCCTGGCCATCGTCGGCGCCCCGACTGGCCCGCATGAGCCGGACACCGCCGAGGAAGAGACCGCCGCGCAGAAGCGTTCGGCTCTGGAGAAGAAGGAGGCCAAGCGCGAGGCCACTGAAATCTTCCAGTCCGATGCCGAAGCCGGGGAGCCGTCGAAGGGAGCGAACAGCGACCTGCAGAAGGCCAACGAGGAGAACGCAGACCTGCGCCGTTCCATTGCCTCCAAGGACGAAGAGATCCGCCAGCTGCGCGAGCAGGTGTCGAAGTTCGATCCTGACGGCGACGGCAAGGTCGGCGGCAGCGCTCCTAAGGCCGTGTTTAAGACGGCCGGCGAAGGCCCGTCGAAGCCCAAGAACGGCGACGCCTGATGCTGATCGTCGAGAATGGCATGGTGAGCTGGCCTTCGGGCCCGCTCGCTACGGTTGATCAGGCCGACGCTTATGCCCAGGCTCGCGGCTGGTCCGATTGGGCCGCCCTGACGCCTGAGCAGAAGAGCGGCGCCATTCTCGACGCATCGGCCTACGTGCGTGCTTCCTACCGGCCGCCGGCCAAAGCCAACACTGCGGTCGAGGAGCAGATCAGCGAGGCCGTCGTCGAGGCCGCCCGGCTGTCTCTGACCTCGCCCCTAATCGGCGGCGACAAGGCGGCCCAGGCGGCCCGCAAGTCGGTGAAGGCGGGCTCTGTCGCCGTGGAATACGAAACGTCGTCGGCCGAGAGCCGGAGCGCGGCGCGGCTGGCGCTCGTGGCGGGTCTTCTGCGCTATGCGGGCGCTTATCCGATGGGCTCCGGCGTCAACGTCCGGCTGGCCAAGTCATGAGCATCCTCGACGATCTGCCCGACGTGATCGCCGAAGCGCTGGACGACGTGTTCCGCGACGGCGTGCTGAAGGTGCCGCCCAGTGG